TAGTCTCTGACGTACCCGCATTTGTTTCTGATGTTGCAGCGTTGGTTGCGCTAGTAGATGCAGCAGATGCGCTAGAGGCAGCATTAGTCTCAGATGTGCTAGCGTTGGTTTCACTGGTAGACGCTGCAGATGCACTAGCAGCAGCCGCTGTTGCGCTAGAGGCTGCATTGGTTGCGTTTGTGCTGGCATTAGATGCACTGGTTGCAGCGTTTGTTGCATTAGACGCAACACTGGACTCACTAGCAGCAGCGTTGGATGCACTGGTTGCCGCAGCACTAGCCGATGCAGCAGCTTCGTTTGCTTTTGTAGTAGCAGTTTGTGCGTTTAGGGCTACCTGAGATGCGTAGGCATCTGTGGAGGCATCTCCTGAACCACCGTCTCCTCTGTACAAGGGCATAGGCTATATCCTGTTTGATTTGCTCAGGTTATCCAATGCTGGAATCACCTGTAAATTCCAAGGAACGTGTAAGCCACAACAGTTTTGTCCACGGAGGGGAACTATATGGTCAACGTGATGAACTACTCCGGTTAGCTTTGAACGCAGGTCGCGTAGTTCGTAAATCTCTTCGATCATCCATTTGTGATCGTCAGTAAGCCATTTAGGTTTTGCTTGCCGTACACCTTTGGCTCTTAGGTGTCCTTTTGTAATGTAGTACTGTTTTCTTTTTTGGTACCACTGTTTCCACTGCTTTTTCATAGCTTGTGGGTTTTCTTTGTACCTTTTGTTTCTTTGTTTTTTACAGCACTCTTTACATTCGTGAAACAAGCCGTCTTTATTCCTAGCTTGATTATAAAATTCTGTAGTTGGTTGTTCTTTGTTGCACTGTCTGCAAGTCTTCATAGATCCTCCCACAAGGATAAAATGAGGGTACTAACTGTGTGGGCAGTGTTCCCCTCTGAACTATTTAAGTATTACTCGTCACAAACAGCGAGGATAAATCCAGCTTCAGGGCGATAAGTCTCAACACCATAGAGGGTATCTGCGGTGTACAGAGTGCTTAAATATTCTTGCTTATATTGAGTCTGCGAACGTACAGCCATTTGCTCTGCCATTACAAGGGCGTCCTTGTGGAAGAACAAGCAACCACGGGTGTCAGCAGTAGACGCAGTGTTCTGAGCAGCTACTTCCAGAACGGGAGCATTGCTAGAAACGTAGATGTCTACACCGTAGAGGTTACCGATGAGGCCAGACTCGACACCACGACCACCAACAAAGTCGGAAGATACGTAGCGGTCAATGCCCATGATAGACTTACGTGACGCAGGAGGAATAACGAGAACTCGTCCGTCCATAGGTACGTCAGCATCGTCCATCAGCTTGATAGCTTCACGGAAGCCGAGGTCGGTAAAGTTGTCACCAGACGTTACAGTGTCAACAGCGTACGTAGCAAGGCCAGCAGCGGCATTGAAGTAGTAGCTGTTAGTGTTTACCCAATCAGCACCTGTGTTGGCAGGAGTCTGAGTACGAGTTCCGTTACCGAAACCAGTAGCAGCGTTGATGAGGTCAGTGTCTACCTTCAGAGCAAGCTGGTAGCCAGCGTCTTCGGTGTAGAACTGTCGCAGAGAAGACAGAGCCTGTACTTCTACGATGTCCTCAATCAAACGTGAGTACTCAAAGTGACGGTCAACAGTGACAGTCAGTTCTGACTCAAGGTTAGCCTGAATCGTAACTGCTACAGCTTCTGCCTTAGCAGATGCAGCACCACGGATGGGCTTAGGAATGTGAATAACGTCACCCTTCTTGCCAGTCATAGCGAGACGCTTGACAAGGGGAGCCATCTTCAGGTTCTTTTGATAAGCAGCGATTACTTCGTCACTCCAGATTTCTGGAATAAAAGTACCCGCAGCGGTTTTGTCTACTACAGCATTAGCTGTAAAATAGGCACCAGAGGTTTCACCAGCCATTGTAATTCTCCTTTAGGCTATCGAACCCGACCCTCTGCGTAAGCCTTAAGTAGCTCGTCCGACATGGACTGATAACGCTCAGGGTCAGTTCTCATAAGTTTAATAATGTCAGCACGACGATAAACTTTACGACGAGATCCCTCTGCTGTTCCGCGAGCGTTGCCTGTTGATGCAGTCTTCACTGAACTCTTACGTGCTTCTCTTTCTGCTTGTGCAGTCTGTTGAACTACTTGGTTCCGTTCTTTCCAGAGACTAAATAGTTCGTTAGCAGCATCGTAATCGTACGCTTGGTCTGCCTGAACAAACAACTGTGTTCGGACTTTTGACCCCTTGATCCACTCAGCAAACTTAGGGTCTTGCAGTATCTGTTCCATCTCAGGATGAGCAGACTTGAGTTGTGCAAGAGTAGCCTGTTGTTTGTACTGCTGTGTGTAAGCCTGTGCTTCTTTGATCTTAGGGTGGTTGTCTATAGCTCGACTAACAGCGGTCTTGGGATCGACAAAGAAATCTACATCGTCATCGTTATCGTCTTGGTATTGCTGTTGTTGAGGTGCTTGTTGGACTGAGAGTTGTGTTTGGATGTAATCGTCAACAACTTTACGTAACTCTCCAACTTCCGTACTCTGTTTGCCTGAAAACTTCTCAAGCTCTTGGTGCATCTGTACGAGGTCTTCGACAGATTTACCACGGTACTTTTCTGGAACTTCAGGCTGTTGAGGTTGTTCCTCTTCTTGAGGAGTCTCTACAGTATCCTGTGTGTCGAGTTGGTCTGTTGCTTCTAATTCTTCTTCCTTACGCTCATCAATTAATGTTGCTCGTGACATTCTAAACTTACCCCGCCTATTATTATTATTAGGTTATGGAGGATTAAATGGGAGTTGCCTCTATAGTTGAGATTCCCTGCTCTTTTGTCCAGCCTTCTCGTGTTCGCGTACCCACTTCATGTGTCTTCCGGGGAAGTCCCCTGATGACCCTTCTAGGATATGCTGAGTAGCTGAGACAATCTTTGTAGCGTTGGCACCACACCCGCACCTACTGGATGTAGTACCTGACTCTACAAATTCTTCAAATGTATGTCCGTTAGTACAACGAAAGTCAAATACTTTAATCATCTTCTTCTTCAGTCTTTGACGCTTCCTCGTAGTTAGTTTTAACGATAGTTTCCATGTTAATCAAGTGGGCTAATACGTTTAGTTGTCCCTTGCGAAAGAACATATCGTCAGCATCTTTAGTTGCTTCTATACTGTTGATCTGCAGAGCATTGTTACCAAAGTCCTGCATAAGCTGTTTCCAACCATCAGTAAGAAAAAGACTAAAGTAGTTGTCGTAGTACTGCTGTGTTTCTTGATCCATTTTGAGGCCCCTTGGGTTGTCTCTATTGTTTATAAAGTATGTACTAAGTACATATATATATATTATACCATATTTTTAGGTGTTTGTCAAGATTTATTTTATGTGACTTTTACCATTATTTCTTTGCTGTCTTCTTAGCTTTCTTAAAGGCTTTAGCTGTAGGAGCGCCTTTTGTTCCCGGCTTACGCATCTTTTCTCCTGATCCAGCTTTGATACGCTTGCGTTTAGCATGGATATTTGCGTATAGTCCTTGTTTAGCCACGTTTTTTAGCCTTCTTTTTCTTCATAGCTTCTTTAGCTTTAGCTGCTGCAGCCTTACCTTTAGCGGTATATGCGTAATGTTTTCCACCTACTTTTGGCATTTGTCTATCTCCTTTTTCATTATGTACTGACGGTTACACGCATGGCATACACCACACGTTAAAAATCCTTCTGGAGTTTCTTTTGGTTTACGACAAGACCAATACATATTTCGTAATGGTTCTGCCATACTGTAATAAATACCTAAGCTACGCTGTAAAGATACTTGAGGCATAAAGTCAAAAGGTGTTGCCCACACAGGATTAAAGTTTCTACCTGTTCCTGTAGCATTTAAAATACTGTAGGCTTCAGTAGTTTCTTCTTTTCCTGTATTATAATCTCCAGTATAAACAGCAACAAAAGGTTTAGATATTCCATTCATTACTCTACCCGCTTGAAACATAGCTAATGCCATGTCTCTACCACCGGGGTATTGTTCTGTCCATCCATAAAAAGAAGAAGAAAACTCAAAAGGTCTTTGGTTATCTTTTAACCAGTTAATACTTTCGTAAATAGCTTTTGCTTCTGCTTTACATCTTTTTTCTGAATTATCTAAATGTATAGCGTGTATATGTACGTTTTGTTTTGTATGTTCTAATAAGCTCCAAGCTAGTGATATGCTATCCATTCCTCCTGAAAACATTAGCAATACATTTTCGTTATTATTGTTTTGAAATTTATGATATTTAAAACAAGTACCGAGTGCTTCCTTTGCCATTAAAGCATATGACTCTTCTAACGAACTCATTAAAACTCCTTACCATTTAACTTTATCAGCCCAGTAAGCTGCAGACATTTTACCTTTAGCTATGTTTTTAGCGTGACGGGCTTTAAAAGATGCTCGTTTCTTTTTCATTTTGTCGCCTTCACCAGCTTTAGGTTTACCAGCAGTCTTAGCACCTTGCTCACCAAAACGAATAGTTTTAACTTTGTCACCTTCTTTAGCTACAACCACATGAGATTTTTTAGGATGACTAGGAGTCCTCTTCGGTTTGTTGTACCCGCTTACTCCTGCTCTTGCTAGTCTTGGATCCTTTTTCTTGCTCATTGAAATGGCCCTCTAACTCCTTGACCCGGCTCTCCAGCAAGTCCAATCTGTCGAACTGGTCTTGAAAGGCTTTGTTGATTTGGCTGAGAAACTGGTTCATTTCTGTTTGTGTCATTAGCATTAGGACGTTTTCCTTCTATCTGTTTTTCTTTAAGTAGGGCGTCTGCTACCTTTAGGCGGCGTTCAAACTCTTTGTCTTCTTGATCTCCTTCCTTGAGATTTCTAGTGATTGCTTCGATCTTTTCAATCTGTAGTTCTTCAGGAGCAAGCTGTGTTTCCATTGCGTACTTAGCTGCTCTGGCTTGAGACTCAGCGGCTTGTGCTTGTAGTGCTGCAGTCTGACTCTGCTGGAATTCAATTTGTGCTTGTTGAGCAGCCATAGCCATTTGCTGAGCTTGAGGATTAGGCTGAGATGCCTGTTGCATAGATGCAATCAACTCGTCACGGTTACTCAGGTTCATGTTGTCGATGATACTTTGTATCAACACAGGGTAAATTGGAGAGTCTTGCTTCATGGTCTGCAACAGTTGTACAAGTTGCGTTACCTCGTATTCCCTAGCAATGATGCCCAGAGTTGACGTAGCGTTAAACTTGTAGTCAGCCACAGGGTAATTCTCAGGGTCAAACTGCATGTACCTGTGTGCAGCCTTAGTTACAAATGGCAACAAGAACGACTGCTGGAAGTTAATGAGGGTACGCTTGTGACGCTTGATGATAGCGCCCAGAGACATACTTATACCCGCTGCTGTTGCTTCTCCGTTAACTTGACCAGCAATACCTGCAGAGTCAACGGCTCCTGTACTTTGCTGTACCATCTGTTGAAGCGCCTGAGCTTGTGCAAAAGTGATCTGACCCACTTGCCCAAAGTTGAACGGTTGAAGTACTTCACGAGGATCTCCGTTAGTTAAAATCATCTTGCCCGGACGTACTTCTGGTTTAGCCCCACGAGGCAACCTAGTTGCGTCAATAGCGAGCATTGGATGAATAGTTAGTGACAAGGCGTCGATACGTGCGCGTAGTTCAGTGTCAAGAGCCTTTTGAGAGTTGTAGCCCTTCTCACACACACCACGACCCCAGAACCTTCCGGGTACTACGTCCCAAGGGAACGCAACTACAGGACGGTCTTGCATCATGTACGGGTTAGCTTCGGCCTTCAAAAGTGTACCACCGTTAGCAATAACCACGATAGCCTCAACGTACATAGACTCAGTTTCTACTTCTACGTCTTCAGCCTCAAGCAACTCACGAGGCACGAGTCCGTAGTACTTAGTTAACCTTACTTTGTCATCGTTGTAAATTGTGAGGTCTTGATCTGGCTCTAGGTCTGTGTCAGGCGCTGCAGATTCAACGTATACGTCTCTATAAATACCTTGTTCCTGCATTAGTTCTACTTGGTGTTTAGACACAAACTCATCAATAGCTACGCCCATAGCATCTTCTACAGTTGTTGCTACAGGATCTATAAGAAAGTTTTGAGGAAGTATAGGTTTAAGTTTAACAACTACTCTATCAGTAATGTTAACGCCTACTGCTTGTAGTTGTCCATCCATAATAGACTCTGTTGCAGGAGCCATTTCTTTTATTTCTTCAAGAACTATTTCACCGATACCTGTACCAAAAACTGCTGAGTTAATCAAACACTCTGCTACAGCTTTACGTACCTTTGTGTTGTCAAAGTCTTCCGTAAGTTTTTTTCTAAGGTACTGGATGTCTTGTCTGTCTTTGTCGTTAGTATCGTCAGCAATATCAAACCACTTACCTCTACCAAACGTAGCTTCTTCTAGTTCTGCTACGTTAGACTCTACGGCTTGTTGTAGTGCAGGAGCAATAATTCTGGAACGCTCTGATCCTCTCTGGGAATCTGCGGGATCCCACTGTCCTCGCCAGAGTCTGTAGTACTCTTCAAACTTTGCTTCGTAGTTAGACTCGTAGTAATCACGCCAGTTTTCACACTTGGTCATTACCCATTCTTCTAAAGATTCCTCAATCATAAGAGGATCTGGGTTTAAAATTTCATCTGCCATATTAGTATCCTGCTACTACGTCTAGTATTTCGTGATCGTCAATTTCAAAATCGTAGTGGTACGCTACTTGTGCTAACTGATCTACGTAAGCTAAGGCGTCAACCAAGTCATCATGTGTTAGCGGGTCTGGGAACTGAAACAGTTGATCTAAGAATCTTGAGTTCCACTCGCCTTTGTTTAACAGTACGTAACCGTTTTCAAAGCGTCCTTGTAACGCCCACATAACCCTGTCTGTTTTCTTTTTGTTACCGTGAGTTAACTCTTCTACACGAAAGAACGTACCGTAACGCTTCTGTAAGTCCAACAAAGGACTCATTACTGCTTGCTTTGCGATTCCTCGTTCAATACCAACGCTAATGGGTCTGTAGTCTCTAACGGCCTGAAATATCTTGGTGGCAGTCTCGTCAAGGCTCCACCGCCCATATATAATGTTATCAACGTACCAACCATCAGGACTAACTTTAACAACAGCGATTGCGGTTTCATCTAGTTTAGAGTTCTTTGTTCGTTTCTTGTTGACTTCTTCAAAACCAGCGAGGTCAACAGCTATGTAGTAGTCTCCGTCCTCTGGTTCTTCTCCGAATTGTATCCAGTCTTCTCTGAACATCTCTGAGC